GTGGAAATGGTAGTGCATGTTCTTCTACAAGTCCAGGATTAGCAAACATGGGTGGTGGAGGTGGACATGGATATTTACCAGGACCTTCTATAGGAACAGGTGGCTCTGGAATAGTAATGATAAGGTACAAATTTCAATAATTATGACAAGTACAATTAAAGTAAATACAATACAAAACACATGTGGAGCAGACATCATAAAAGAGTCTGGAAACACAATAACTATCGGTGCAAGTGGCGATACAGTAACTTTAGGATCAGGTGCATCTCAATCAGGTTTTGGTAGATCGGGTTCAGTAGATTGGCAAACATCAATTAAAACATCAAATTTTACAGCTGTAAGTGGAGAAGGTTATTTTGTAAATACAACTTCAGGAGCAATTACAGTAACGCTTCCAGCAAGTCCAAGTGCAGGAGATATTGTATCTGTAAAAGATTATGCAAACACAGCAGACACAAATTCTATAACAATAGCAAGAAATGGTTCAAATATAGATGGTGCTGCAGAAGATGTTGATATGATTGTTGAAGGAATTTCTGTTACTATAGTTTATGCAGATGCAACAAAAGGATGGTTGGTTGTTGAATCTGGACAAAAAAGCGATTTAATATCTCCTGCATTTATTACAGCAACAGGTGGAACTATAACAACAGTATGTACAAATTTTAAAGTTCACACTTTCACAGGTCCAGGAACTTTTACAGTTTCTTGTGCAGGAAATGCAGCAGGATCAAATACAGTTTCTTATATGGTAGTCGCTGGTGGTGGTGGAAGCACTTGGGATAATGGCGGTGGAGGTGGTGCAGGTGGTTATAGAGAATCAAAAGCATCATCAGATAGTTATACAGCTAGTCCATTAAATGCAACTTCAGGACCAACATTTGATTTACCAGTTTCAGCACAAGGTTATCCAATTGTAGTAGGTGCAGGAGGATCAGGTTTAGCTCCAGCAGGTCCTGGACCAGGAGGACAAGGTGGTGATGGAGGAACTTCATCTTTTTCAACAATATCATCGGCAGGTGGCGGTGGAGGTGGTATATGTGGAAGTTTTTGTGCTCCCGTTGCTCAAGATGGAGCGGGAAGACCAGGTGGATCTGGAGGTGGTGCAGGTCAATACAGATGTCAATCAACAACAACTGGTGGAACAGGAAATACACCCCCCGTTAGTCCACCTCAAGGAAATCCTGGTGGAACGGGAACTAACCCTCCTGGAGGAGATGTTCACGTAGGTGGAGCTGGTGGTGGTGGAGCTACAGCTGCAGGAACAGGAATGACAAATCCCTCACCCGTTGCTGGTAAAGCAGGTGGAGCAGGTGCAACTTCTAGCATTACAGGATCTCCAGTAGGTAGAGCTGGCGGTGGTGGAGGTGGAGTAGGTCAACCAGGGTGTGGATCTGGAGGAGCAGCCACAGATGGCGGAGGTGCCGGAGGTGGATCTCCAGGAGCAGGATCAGGGCCACCTGCAAATCAAGGAACTGCTGGTACAGCCAACACTGGTGGAGGAGCTGGTGGCGGAGGTCAAGGTATGGATGGAAGTGCAAATGGTGGTTCCGGTATAGTAGTAATAAGGTATAAATTTCAATAGGTAAATTATGAGTGAAGTAAAAGTAAATAAAATAAGTCCAAGAACAAATTGTGGTACAACCACATTAGGAGATAGTGGAGATTCTTTTGTTATTCCTAGTGGTGTAACAATCACGAACAATGGAACGCAGACAGGTTTTGGTAGAGAAGGATCAGTTAATTGGCAAACAGGTTCAATTAAAACTGCCACCTTTACTGCAACATCTGGCGAAGGATATTTTTGTAACACAACAGCTGGAGTATTTACAGTAAATTTACCATCATCTCCTAGCGCAGGAAACATTGTTGCAGTTTCAGACTATGCACAAACTTTTAGTACAAATAATTTAACAATAGGTAGAGGTGGTTCAAACATTGAAGGAGACGCAGCAGATTTAGTTTTAGACGCAGAAGGTTTAGCAATGACTTTTGTTTATGTTGATGCAACTAAAGGATGGAAAGTTGTTGGTGCTGGAAGAGAACAAGATAAAACAACTAAATCATATGTTACAGCAACAGGTGGAACTATAACAGAAGACGGTAATTTTAAAGTACACACTTTTAATAGTCCAGGAACTTTCTGTGTAAGTTGTGCAGGTAATGCTTCTGGATCAAGCACAGTAAATTATTTAGTAGTAGCAGGTGGTGCTGGTGGTGGTCAAAGAGGTGGTGGCGGTGGAGGTGCAGGAGGTCATAGAAGTAATTTTCCAGCAGATGCTACCAGTGGTTTATCAGTTTCAGCACAAGCTTATCCAATTACAGTTGGTGGCGGAGGTGCAGGTGCAGCAGGTTCTCCAGGGGGTAATATAGGATCATCTGGTGTAAATTCAGTTTTTAGTTCAATAACATCCGCAGGTGGTGGAGGCGGAGGAAGATGGCCAGGAAGTGGCGTAGGTGATACAGGAGTCGCTGGTGGATCAGGCGGCGGTGGAGGCTCAGGTTTTGGTGGTAATATAGGAGGCCCTGGAGGTGCAGGAAATACTCCTCCAGTAAGTCCACCTCAAGGTAATAATGGAGGTTCTGCAGCTGGAGTAGCTTCTCCAAGTGGTTGTGGTGCAGGTGCTGGCGGTGGTGGTGCAGGTGCTGTTGGTGGAAACACTCCAGGAGTTGGTGTAGGTGGAGCCGGTGGAGCAGGTGCAGCAAATGCAATAACAGGATCACCTGTAACAAGAGCTGGTGGTGGCGGTGGTGGAGCAGAAACTACAGCCGGAGCGGCTGGGCCAGGTGGAGGTGGTGCTGGAACAACAGGATCATCAAACGGAAACGCAGGAACAACAAACACTGGTGGTGGCGGTGGTGGAGCTAGAAATAACACAGATGGAGGTTCTATTTTAGGAGGTAATGGTGGTTCAGGTGTGGTTATAATAAGGTATAAGTTTCAAAATTAATATGTATTTACTAACTTTTAAAATTAATATATAAGGAGAAACATTATGGCACATTTTGCAAAACTAGGATCTAACGGAAAAGTTATTCAAGTATTAACACTTGATAACAAAGATATGTTAAATGCTGATGGTGTTGAAGATGAATCAGTAGGTCAACAATATTTAGAAACACATAATAACTGGCCTGCACAAATGTGGATTCAAACTTCATACAACACATCACAAAATAAACATAAGTCAGGTGATGACTCAAAAGCATTTAGAGGAAACTACGCAGGTATAGGTTATACTTGGGACGAGGATGATCAAATTTTTTGGCCTAAAAAATCATATGCATCTTGGGTAAAAAATATGTCTGAAGCTAGATGGCAATCACCAATAGGTGATGAGCCTGAATTAACTGAAGAACAAACTTCACAAAATGAAGCTCAAACACACGTTTGGCATTATGTTTGGAATGAATCAAATCAATCTTGGGACTTGACAGACGCTAAAGCATAAATTAAAAGTGGTGGTGGTATGCAAAAGAAAGTATTAACAGAGCAAGCTTTATATTACGGCGATGTAGCAATGCCTAAAGATTGGGACATTGACCGAGATAAATTATCAGGCGATATATTACAATCACAAATTCAAAACAAAGATTTTCCATTCTCAAGAACTTGGGATATGTTGAATACATATATGCGAGATCACATTAATCTCGAATATGGTTTTAATTTAATTAACAAAGAAACGTGGGGAAATATCTATAAACCTAGTGAGACTACAATTCCATTACTAAATATAGATCCAGTAGATTTACGTAACTCTCCAGACTTTACATTATTATATGGTGTAAAAATTAAAGATTGTAATGTTAGAATACATTTTGAAGATAACAGACGTAAAGGTAGAAGTTGGGATATACCTTTAGCAAATAATAAATTTATTATGTTTCCATCAACTAATATGTATTATCTAACTAACAATCAAAAAGATTCATTAAACTTTGTGCAAACAATAACTTATGAATATATCTAATCATTATTGGTATTTTAGTGGTGTGCTTACACCAAAGTTTTGTGATGATGTTATAGCTTATGCAAATTCACAAAAAGAAGTAATGGCCAGAACAGGTGGATATGGAGATAAAAAATTAGACAAAGACGAAGTTAAAAATATGCAAAGAAAAAGAAAGTCTGATTTAGTATGGCTTAATGATACTTGGATATATAAAGAGTTACATCCATATGTTCACGAAGCTAATAGAAATGCTGGTTGGAATTTTGAATGGGACAGATCAGAATCGTGTCAGTTTACAAAATACAAACACAACCAATACTATGATTGGCATTGTGATAGTTGGGATAAACCTTATGATAAACCCAACACACCAGAACATGGTAAGATTCGAAAACTATCTATGACTTGTCAGTTAACAGATGGTTCAGAATATAAAGGTGGTGAATTAGAATTTGATTTTAGAAACTATGATCCACATATGAGAGACGAATCAAAACACAGAGTACAATGTAAAGAAATATTACCAAAAGGTTCTATTATTGTATTTCCTAGTTTTGTGTGGCATAGAGTTAAACCAGTAACCGCCGGCACAAGATATAGTCTTGTTGTTTGGCATTTAGGAAGGCCTTTTAAATAATGTATATAAGTAATTACTTTAACACGACCATTTGGTCAGAACAAAAACCAGAGTTTGTAAAATCTTTAAACAAAGCAAGTAACAAATATATTAAAGAAGCAAGAAACAGAAACAAAGCACATATAAAAAAATATGGTGACTTTGGTATATCACATCACTCAACTCCACTTACAGCTGACAATGATTTTTTAGATTTTAGAAATTATGTTGGTCAAAAGTCTTGGGAGTATTTAGATCACCAAGGTTATGATATGTCACAATACACAACTATGTTTAGTGAGCTATGGGTACAAGAGTTTGCTAAAAAAGGTGGTGGTCATCACAGTGCACATATACATTGGAATCAACACGTATCTGGTTTTTATTTTTTAAAATGTAGTGATAAAACTTCTTTTCCAATATTTCACGAACCAAGAACCGGAGCACGTGCAACTAAATTAAAAATGAAAGATCAAAAAGGTGTATGGGGTGGATCAGAATTAATTCATTTTAAACCTACACCAGGAACATTAATTATTTTTCCAGGGTTCTTGGAACACGAATATGCAGTAGATTTTGGTATAGAACCGTTTAGGTTTATACATTGGAATATACAAGCAGTGCCAAAAGAAATGGCAAAAGATGTTTAAAAAGAAAAAATACACAGTAATACGTCAAGCAATATCAAAAGACCTAGCAGCTTTTGTTGCAAATTATTTTTTAATGAAGAGACAAGTTTTAAATACATGTAAAGAAGCAAGATACTTTTCACCATTTGAAAATATATTAGGGTCTTATGATGATGCTCAAATTCCTAACACTTATTCACACTATGCAGATATTGCTATGGAAACTTTAATGTTAAAATGTCAACCAGAAATGGAAAAAGCAACAGGACTTAAATTATATCCTTCATATTCATATGCACGGATTTATAAAAAAGGAGATATTTTAAAAAGACACAAAGATAGATTTAGTTGTGAGATATCTACTACTATGAATTTAGGCGGTGATGATTGGCCAATATATTTAGATCCTACTGGACAATCAAGTGTTATACCAGGTGTTGGTGAGCACGATGTTGAAGAATCAAAAAGACTTATAAAAAATCCAAATAAAGGTGTCAGAGTAGATTTAAAACCAGGAGATATGCTGGTTTATTCTGGCTGTGAGCTAGAACATTGGAGAGAAAAATTCAAAGGCAAAGAATGCGTACAAGTTTTTCTGCATTATAACAATCGTAAAACCCCAGGGGCGAAAGATAATATGTTTGACAAACGTCCACATTTAGGTCTTCCTTCTTGGTTTAAACGATGATATAATTCTTAGATGGGGGCTGTGTCACCACCACATACCACGCAGTCCCCTTTTAAGGATTTATATTTATGTTTTTTGGCGGAACTACCTTTGCAGGAGCACCCTTTGGAGATTCAGGATTTAACCCTAATGC